CTGCATACATATATTCCTGAAGCTTATCAGTAGCAATTCCAGTAACCTGTGATTGAGTTAAGACGTTGTCTGCGTATTCTGCTCCTTGCTTCGTAAAATCAATAAGTTTGTTACCTATTGCCACGATAGTTGCGCCAACTGCTGCCATAGCAGCCGCCATTCCTGCAGCAACACCTTTTACAACTCCACCTAATGCTTGAAACTTCTTAGATGAATCTTCCGATTGCTTACCTGCATCCTCAACTTCATCGCCAAACTTATCAGCACTCTTTTCAGCGTCTTTAAATTCACCTGAAGCATTGTCTAATTGCTTATTGTTATTTTGGAGTTCACGCTCCATTTTATTAAGTTCAGCTTCTGCCTCATTTAATTTAATCTGCCAACTTTGAGTTCTTTTATCAGTTTCACCAAATGATGTAGATGCATTATTTAAAGCATTCTTTAATACTTCAATCTTTGATTTTTGTGCTTCGATGGATTTTTCTAATACTTCATTTTTAGCAGTTAATGATTCTACAGAGTTCTCGTTCTTATCAAACTGCGAATCAACGAGTTTCATTTCACTGCCTAGAACCTTAAAGGAGTTATTGATTTCAGCAAGAGCTGATTTGAACTCTTTTTCACCTTCAAGGCCTATCTTTAATCCAAAATTCTCTGCCATTGTCAATTCCTCCTTTCCTAGATTCCATCAGGTATAATGTCTTCAATATAAATTTCTACTTTTGGTTTTGAGATACCTTCAAACTGTTTGTGGCATTCCCATAGATCCAAAAGCAAACCAAAAGGCATGAACCACACTTCATCTTGTGTAAGATGCAAATGGGCTAAGCCATAATACAAAAGACGAGTAAACAACTCTTCATCGCTTACTCGCCCACTGCGTTTTTTGATTCTTCACTCACAACGTTTCTTTGAACACCTTTATATAAGGCTTCAGTGATTGCATCCTTGAAGTTTGCTAAATCTTGTGGTGTAGTTAGAATCTCAACTTCATCCTCTGTTAAGAGTTCTTTTTTATCGTTTGGATTCTTGTAGTTATGAATTAAGATTGGTTGATTTGCTAAAGTAACGATTAACCATACTATCTCACCAATTGCACCTTCATAATCTTTGTTAGTTAAGAGCTTGTCGCCAAGTTTCTCTAAACCACCATACTTTTTAGCAATTTCCTTAGTTGCTTTAGTTGTAAGCAAAAGTTCATATTCTTTATCACCAATCTTGATGCTTGCACTTCTCTCGTTAGCCATTAGTTGTTACCTCCATTATTGTTTTGAGCATATGAAGGCTCATAAACTGCGTCATACCAGGCATTAATAATTGCTGTGTTTGACTCGTTTTCAGTAACTTCTGCTTTCCAAAGATGCTTATTTGAGCCATCAACTTTATTTCTTTGAAGAATAGTACCTTCAATTGTTGGAGTTGAGAATGTAATTGAGTCGCCTTTTGTAGCAAGGTTAGTGGCTGGAACACCAAATAAGACACGGTATAACCAATAATATTTATACTTGCCATTTGATTTCTTTGCCCTGAAGCCAATAGCTACATAGTTAGACACGTCTTCACCACTTGAAATGAGTACACCATTTGCATCGACTCTAGCACCAACTAAAGCAGCTGCAGCATCGTTACCAATTTCATCTACACCTAAAGAAAGTGTGCCTGATTTGAATTCCTTTACTGCTTCAGCTTGACCATCATCAGCAAATAAAGTGGCTTCATTTAGTTCAATTGAAAGATCAGCAGAGATCGCTTTTGCAAGTTGAACTGGAGTGCCATATGTTTCGTTCCCATTACTATCTTCAGTAATTGGAGCATAATAAAGTTTATCTAATCCTATAGTTGCCATAGATTTAATCCTCCTCTTGTTCTATTTCATAGGTTTTGGCTACGTCTATTGTGTACTGATAGTAGCCTGTATCAGTGTCATAACCTCCGTACCTTCTCTCGGTTATGCAAAAGAAATGAGCAATCAATCTGCCAGAGATTTTATTCTTAAGTCTGATATAATTGCCCTTTGTGTAAATTGTTATTCGAACTTCCTGCTTATCCAACTGCGGCTCATCGTCTGCGTTTAGAGGATAGGTATCGACTAAAGGCACCAACACTATGTATTCGCTTGGAGCTTCTTTGCTAAATACTCCCGTTTCAATTGGAATATTAAGACTTTTTAGAAGTTCTTTCACTTCAGATAATATGTTCATAGTTTCTTAATCTCCTCCTCTATTTTTCTAGCCATCGTCTCCTCGCATTCTTTCTTTGATGAGCTTTTGGCATTCTTTAAAAATGGCTTTGCAGGCTGCCCATGTTTGCCGTATTCGATAATGTTTGCGACCATTGCATTAGCAGAACCATCTGATCTATATTCATCAAAGCCAACCTTAATGTTATAGTTTCCATTCCTATCAAGAAGAACTGGAGACAGACCTAAGGCATTCACCAATTGCCCTGTGGATGGCCCTTTAACCATAGACTCTAGGTTAGACTTCGTTTTCCTTAGGACAACATCTCCTCCTGCAGTAAGTGCGGATTCTGCAATCTTATCCATGTTATCCCCAACTCTAGATAGCTTCTTAAGCAAGTCTTCAGGTAATTTTGCAGTACACTTAGCCATTTGATGCCTCCACCCTTTTTGCTAGGATTTCAAGATACATCCCTCTGCCCTTTACATTTTCTACCGACATGATGTTGTATCTAATATCATCAATTTCAACGTAGTGTTTTGTAGTTATGACAAGACCAGGAATTTTCCTTAGTTTGAAGAGTTCTGTTGCCTCGCTAAAAGCCGCTAAATTGGCCCAACGTTCGCTTCCATGCCTTCCTTCAACAAACACTCGAACTTCCGCCAAAACCTCGACATTTTCAAAGCTAAAGCCCTCAGAATCGGTTTCACGTGTTATTGATATGATCTTTGCTTTCTTATTCATCAAACCAAGTCCCATACTCTACACCTTCCATTCTCTATCCAAGAGCAAGAGCCTATTTGCAGTTTTATAAGTTTGTTCGCTGGCATTGGTGTTATCAGCAAAAAAGCCACCAGTTGAACCATCACGTGATTCATAAAAGTGGCTTGATAGCATGATTACTGCTTGTTTGGTTCTTTCACTCATTTCATGGGTTTTATAATACCCTTCTTCCAAATGCTGGTACCCTTCTGCATAAGAAATGGCGGCAGAGATGAAAGAAACAATAAGACTGTCATCGTCGTTGAAAGTTATGATTAGATTCAATTTCACCTGTTCTAATAATTCATTTGCAGTCATCCCTGCCACCTCCTAATTAGTTACCTGAACCGCTAGTAGTTCCAGCTTTTTGCTGTAAAACTTTAATTGCTTCTGGAAGAACTAACTTGCCATCTACTCTTTGAGTAGCAACAAAGCCAGTTTGATCAGTTGCAGCATAAAGTTCATTTAATTTCTTGAAGATACGGCCTTGTCTATCTGCAATCCAGTAATAAGAGAAATCACCAAAGGCGATAGTCTTAGCACCAGCAGCAATTGCAGGAACGTAACTAGATGTATAAACTGGTCTTCCTAAAATGGTATCAGGAGTTCCAGCAGTTAACGCAGGTTGCCATAAATAGTTATCGTTCTTATCTTTAAGTTTTCTGATTGCCTTAACCGTAGAATCGTTAAGAACCCATACAGCTTTCTTTCTGTAAGGTGCCTTTAAAGAATAGAATAAATCGATAATTTCATCGGCAGTAATTGCAGTTGCACTTGCAGCAGTTACACCAACTTGAGCACCACCAGTTGCATTAAAGATACCAGTAGGCTTGCCAGTACCATTACCAGTGAAGAATGCTTCCTCTTCTTTAGTACCGATTCGTCTACCGAATTCTTTAGAAATATAGGCTTCAAGATTGAACGCACTATCATTTAAAAGTTCATTGGAAACTTTAATCAAAGTACCAAGCTTATATGCACCGATAGAAACTTGAGAGAATGCATCATCACTATCAGTGATAGTTCCTTCTTCATCAACCCAAGAAGCACTGCCCTTAGAAGCAACAACAGGAATCTTACGATCACCGCTTGAAGTGTTGATAACATGAGCAAGCTTTCTAAAGATATTTTCTTCTTCCAAAGCTTCAACAAGAGTGTTCTCGAATTCATCAGGAACTAAATATCCACCTTCAGAGTCAGTACCGATTTGAAGAGCATCGGCAACTTCTGGACGGATAGTCTTGCTTCTCATAGCATTCCAGAAACTCTTTTTATAGTTTTTAGAAGAACGGCCAGTCTTTTCGTCTTCGCCTTCAACCATAGGCTTACCAACGATAGGTTTGTTAACTGGCATATTTAATTCAGCTTCAATAGCATTACGCTTTTCAAGACGCTTGATTTCCTTAGTAAGGTTGTCAAAGTCATCTTCCATTGCGGCATACTTAGCATCATCTTCAGCACTAAGCACACCCTTTTCATTAGTTTGAGCCTTAAGGAACGCATCCATAGCTTTCCAAAGATTGGCTCTCTTTTCGATAAGTTCATTAATAGTCATGTTCTTTTCCTCCTAAATGTATTTTTTGATTGTGACTAATTTGTCTTTTAAATCGCTGACAGAGCGTCCTTTTTTCGATGCAGGAACATCATGTTTTGAAATCTTATTGACTAATTGAGTCTCAAATTCCTTTGCTCCAAAAGCATATGCTTCAGCAGGCACTTGTTTCTTTTCGTCTTCTAAGATTTCGTCTGCAAAACCTAGTTCAATTGCCTTATTTGCATTCATCCAAGTTTCGCTGTCCATTAAATGAGATAGAACCGTTCTCGATTGCCCAGTCTTTAGTTCATAGGCATTGATAATGGATTCTTTTACCTCATTAAGGATATCGATAGCCTTTTCCATGTCCTTTCGTTCACCAAAGGCTGCCATTGATGGATTGTGAATCATAATTAACGCTGTCGGTGCCATCTTGACCTTTGTTCCAGCCATGGCAATTACCGAAGCTGCTGAAGCTGCAATTCCATCAATCTTGACTGTAACTTCATCCTTATAATCCATAAGCATTGAATAAATTTGACTAGCAGCAATACAGTCACCGCCTGGACTATTGATCCAGATGGTAATTGGACCTGAACCACTGAATAACTCGTCTTTGAACATTCGAGGTGTAACATCATCGTCAAACCATGATTCTTCTGCGATTGTTCCGTTAAGTTCGAGTACTCTTTCTTCCGTTTCGCTGTTTTGTACCTTTATCCAATTCCAAAACTTCTTCATCGGCTTCTTCCTCCTTTTCTTTATTTGCATAAGCTCCTGCATTGTTTAATGGGAGCATGTTGCCGTTAATTAAATAAAGATCTCCACCTTCCTCGGCAGGGATCTTGTCTAAGTTTTCAAGTTCTCTTATATCATTTGCACTCATCCAGCCGTTTTGTCTTGCTGTAGCATAGCCTTGCATTCTTGACTGGTAATCGCCTCTAAGCAACCCTTCAACATTGAATTTGAAGAAATAAGTCTTCTTCTCATCAGGATTTAGTAACGATCTGTTTAATGATTGCTCCCAACGAATAATCCAAGGATCAAGAGTGTATTTAACAAACTCTAGTGATTGCTGTTCGATATTTGAGAAGCTTGATTTTTCTAAGTCACCAACCATATGAGGTGGGACTCTGAATATTCTTGCTATTTCATTTATTTGAAACTTTCTTGTTTCTAAGAACT